AGAAATTTTAAATGTTGAACAGAACCGCCCTTTTGCAATATACTTCGCCAAGTAGGTATATCATCTTTATCATAATTTTTAAGTACTTTTGTAAGTTCAGGATTCTTATAGGTAAATTTACCCTTAGCAAGATCCTTAGTAAAATAGTTGCTATTAAGAGGTTCAATCGAAGGACTGATCTGACCTAAAATAAACGAACTACTAGTAGTAGGAGCTATAGCTACCAAACAACTATTACGTAACCCGTATCCTTCCATAAGAGAGGGCACACCGTATTCAATTGCCATTTCTTTTGAAGCAGCAGTAGTTCTTTCTTGGATAGTCTTAAAAATAAGAGAATTTTGTAGCTTTGCTTCCATTGATTCGAAAGCAATACTTTCTTGCTGTAAATATGAATGCCAACCTAAAACCCCTACACCTAAGGCTCTTTGAGTTATAGCAAACTTATGAGGTGATTCCATATTCTTAACTCCTCTAGTTTTGTTAATAAACTCTGTCATGACAGCATCAAGAAAATATGTTAAAGTCTCTATAGCATCTGTTTCTGTAATCTCTTTCCATTTAGCAAGATTAAGTGATGAAAGATCACATACAAATGATTCATCTTCTTCTGTTGATAGAAAAATCTCTGTACAAAGATTAGAAGCATTAATACGCTTACCTCTGTCTTTATAAACTTGCGGAGCATTATTATTTGCGTTATCTGAAAAGAATATATAAGGGTATCCGGATTCATATCGCTTCTTAATAACTTTGCCCCAAATACCACGCTTCTTTTTATCACCTGACATCATAGATGTCATCCACTCATCGCTTATTGTAACGCCTATTGATATATCCTGAATGGCATTTCCATCGCCTCTAATACCTAAAAACTCTTCAATATCACCATGGTCTATAGGAATATATGCAGCAAATGAACCTCTACGAACATTACTTTGAGATATATAGTTAGTTAAAGCATCAAAAACTGTCAACTGATGATGTACACCAGTAGATGTACCACCGGTTGAAATTTCAGCCCCTCTTGATCTAACATCGCCAAAGTAAGCAGAAGTACCTCCACCTACTTTTGACATAGTACCAACTTCAGCAATCTTACCTAATATTTTTTCCATATCATCTGGAATATAAGATCCAAAGCAGGAGATGGGTAGTCCTCTATCTCTACCAAAATTCGACCAAATAGGAGATGATAGAGAATAAAACCCTCTATGCATATAACCTATAAACTTATCTGCCCAACCATCAATGCCAAGATATTCTTGCGCTTTGTGTGCAATATCTTTGATTCGCTGTTCAGGGGTTTCACCAGGTAGTAGGTAACCTCTCTCGAGAAACTTACGAGAATCGTCGTTAAGCCAATAAATGTCACTCATAATAATATAATCTTCTAGAATAGATCATCTTCATCAAACGACTGACTCTTTTTAGAATACTCTACGGGACGTGAGTGAAAGAAATCAGTCATATTGTTTCCAAGAAGCTCTTCTTCAAACCACATTGTAGCCTCTAGAAGTGTATTATCAACGTCAAATACAGGTTTAAATCCAATTTGTTCAAGAGATGAGTTAATTCTATTCTTTATAAACTCTTTAACAGTATCAGCATCAAGACCGGGTTCTTTAATACCGTTAATCATCCAATCTACAATCTTAGCTTCGGCATTAAATGCTTCTACAGCTTCTCCTCTAATACGTTCTTCTAACTCTTCATCAAATAACTCTGGAAGCTCTTCTCGAATTGTATTAATAATTTTAATACCTACTAGAGCATGAATATTTTCTTCATTTCTAGTATATTTTACTTGTTGATCAGTATCTTTTAATACATTTTTAAATCTAGCGAACCAGTTAATAACATAAAACTGCGAAAATAGCGACACATTCTCTACAAATAAAGTAAAGAGAGTTAATGCATAGAGATATTGTTTTTTAGAGCTACTATAAAACTTATGTGTATACTTTCGTAAATAATTAACCCGCCCTTGAATAAAGTCTAATTTAAGGTTCTCCTCAAATATATCTTCCATATCAAGTACGGTTAAGAGCCTCTCATAAGCGTTATTATGAATAACCTCTGTATTCGCCATAACATAACCTAAGTCTTGAAGAGCTGGGTGAGGTAGGTTTTCTCCTAATTTAGCCCAAAAACTTTTTACTGCTACTTCTATTTGACCTATAGCAGATAATACTCTTACAATTATTTCTTGCTCCTGCTCGTTAAGAATAGTTTTAAATTGTTGAACATCAGACGTAAAAGAAAACTCCTTATCAGTCCAAAACCCATTGTGCATAGACTCTATAAATTGCTCGGTCCAAGGGTAAAAATTTGGCTTACGAGATAGCTGTTCTGTGAATATAGTACTTCCTTCCATTACAATATACCTACTTATACTGGAACTGAAGTTTGTAAACTACCATGTGGAAGAGAAAATGTTTTAACTTGCTTTCTTCCTGATGCCTCAACAGTAACAGTCATTACATGACCAGCTATGTAAGGTTGTGATACAATATTACCGCCTACAGTAATTACTCTATATAATTGTCCGGTTCCCGCTTCGAATATCTTTACTGTAGAATTCGAGCCCTGCTGTGCGATAAATTGTTTAGTCTTGCTCATAGTCTCTGATATTATTTATGAAATGTGTTACTTCTGGATCGGATTTATGTGTAGCAAAATTTAAAGTATTTGATATTTTTTTAGCAGTATGAGACGCTTGAATCTTATGAAACTCAATGAGTTCCGCAAGTAGTTCCGAATCAGGAGCTGGTAGGTTAGCTTCTTCTACATTTAATATATTTCTTATCTCTTGAATCGAATATCCCTTATTAAGATAGGTCTTTGCTTTTTGTGTAATAAAATATTTTTTAAGATTTACCTCGTCTACATAATCTTTAATTTTCTTGTCATAGTAATCCTGACCATATGTATAACTCTTACCGGTAATTAAGCACGTAATTCTTCTACTAGACATAGTATTATTATAATCTATTCCCAAGGGAAAACAACCCACTTATCATCAGGTACTATAGAGCCGTAAAATTTAATTTTATTTTTATGCTGCTTTTTAATAAAAATACAAGCTGCTTCATACTTAATATCTGTAACTGCTAATTGCTGTTGTAGCCAGTTCATAGTTTCTCCTGAATCACAAATATCATCTACAATTAAAAGACGACTATTAACAGGTAAATCGAACAATGATGCGATACTGCCAACCGGTTTTATTTTAGTATGGCAATCTTTATATGAAGACACCGTAAATGTTATAAGTGGTAATTCTAACTCATAGCTAATAATTGTAGCTGGAACTAGTCCTCCTCTTGCTATACCAGCTACATGTGTAAACTTACCCTTCTTAATTCTCTTACTTATAGTTCTAGCAAGCATATCAATCTCATCAAAAGAAAACTTTGTAACTTCCATACCTTATTATATAGTAAAATGTTATTATTTCAATAAATATATATGTGAATGATTACCAGGAGTTACAAAAGATATATGAAGGTTACCCAGCTTATAATGATGTAGGTCCTAATGCTAAATATGAACCTAATGAAGCGCCTCCAAGACAATCTTTCTATCGAAGAGGGCAGCTACCTGTCGGTTACCCTGGAGGGAGTGGTTATTCAGCTTATAACTATAATCAAGCAAGGAGTGGTTATATTGTCGATGAAGAGATAAAGGCGGCAGAAATATTAAACTTAGATGTTATAAAAAAAATAGAAGAGCTTCAAGATGAAGCTGATGAGGATGGAATGAGTTATGCAAATATGCTTTTAGGTAAATTAAAGGAATATATTAAAGACGATCTTACTCCGACGGGTAAACCTTAGATAATAATATACTATTAATAAGGTATAGGAAGTAGCAAGCAGCACTACTAAAAAACGCAAATACTATAAAATTATAGTTAGTTAAATTACCTATAAACAAACCTGTCCAAAACCCTGTACATAACGAACAATTAAGTAAGTTTTGAAAAAAAGATATTTTACAGAGAGGTTCTCTAAGAAAGTTTAGGACTTTGCCTTCCATTAGTATATAACAGAGGCCATACGAAGCAAGTGTGTAGAATAACAGATCAGCCACAGAGTAACTCTTCCTCACCGTCGATGGTATTTACCGCATCACCCATGAGCTTGAGCTCCTCCTTTTTAACTATAATAGCATTACCATCATCATCTGTTACTTTATAATGATCTTCATCAATCTTTTCCACCACAGGGCAACCAGTTTTACCGCAGCATACCTTAACACTACTTTCTGTGAGTTTTTTAATCATATAATTATTTATTGAGAGCAGCTTTTAATGCACTTTTTATTTTCGCTTCTGATCGACTATCCAGGTCATCTTTTCTACCTGGAGAAATTTCTCTATGAGTTGTTACTGTTGATAGATCTTTAGGCCAGCCCCATTTTTCAAATCTAGGTAATAACCACTCAACAGCAGATGCAACTTCATCATCTGTTAATTCTCTTGTATGAGTATTACCACTAAAAGATAAACCTAATAAAAACCCATTACAGTTAGTTCTACCTTTAAAGCTAGATTTACCAGCATGCCAACATCTACGATCATCATTAGCAAAAACAGTTCTTTCGCCGTTAGTGTCTATAATACAATGATACGATACTTGTGATTTAGATTGACATATCCAGCTTACAGAACCAGCGTATGAGCCAGAAGAGTGATGTAGAACTACTCCTTCAGGACTAATTTTAGAAGAAGAAATATTAGGAGAAGGTTTATTTATTTCTGGATAAGTTCCATTGACGGCGCTAGATGTAACCTCAACAACAGCTGGTTTATCACTTAAGCCTAAGGCCTCTAAAATTGTTTTTGCTGTGTTAGGTCCATAAGCACCATCTGGAAGAGAGTCTGTTTTTTTCTGAATAATTTTAGTTAAATCTTCTTTACTAAATCCTAATTTTCTAATAATTTTTAATGCTGTATTTTTTCCGTATATACCATCTGCTGTTGCTCCTACAGCTTCTTGAATCTTTTTAGTTGTTTCTTTAAGTGACATAAAAGTATTTATTTAAAAAGTTGTAAATTATGTTGTCTTATATAAATACTTTTATGGATATGATACTAGAATTCATTAGCGACAAACCTTGGTTTGGTCTTGTAGCAGCAATTATCGCTGCAGCCGCTGCATTTTGTGCAGCAACACCAACGCCTAAAGAAGGTAGTTGGGTGTCAAAAGTCTACAAAGTAGTGGAATTTTTGGCACTTAATATTGGTAAGGCTAAGGCAGCAGCAGTAGCCACAGAAGCTGTGGAAGAAGTAAAAGATACAGCAAAAGAAGCTGTAACTGATGCTTTAACTAAAGCTGTTAATAAGACAACTAAAAAGTAACTAATAAACAGATGGGTGGCGGCATTATAAAAGGTGTTTTAAAAGCTTTAACTGCATATTTGGAGTTAAGAAACAAAACACATTATCATCGTGTCGTCACAGAATCACGTGATAAACAAAAAAACCTAATCAATGAAATTGAAACATTACGCACTAATGGGGATGGCGATTCTAATGACAGGGCTGACATCTTGCGGGACGAGCTCCTCGACGAAAAGCGGCACCTTGAACATTTATCAGCCTTCTACCTTAAATCTTGCGGCGGGGATACCGATCCAGAGTAAAGCTGGAGTATATACTCCACAAAAAGATGAAGTATGGCATTCAGATGCACGCTTTAGAAAGCTGGAAAGACAACTATATTTTAAGCCTACATCAGGTAAGTAGTTGATTCTTAACTTTACTATAATATAATATATAGTATGAGTAAAGGAGATAAACCAAGGCCGTTGTCTGTGTCATATGAAGAGTATAGTAGTAATTATGAGGCTATATTCGGTAAGAAAGATGAACCATCTGAGGATATAGCTATGTCTGATGAGGAAGAAGTTGAAGCTGAAAAACGTATGAATATTATAGGTCGTAATGGTAATGATGGTACTCATTACGAAGTAGTAGATGGATAATTTAGAGTATATATTTCCACAAGATCTAAAGATGTGGGCTAAAAGCGCTGGGAGAAAGTTTTTAGATGCACAGGAAAAGGTAAATGGTCTATCAACTAAAAATATATCTACAAGTGCTTATTGGGATAAAGATGGTAACATTGCAATATTAACAGAAGAAGGTAAAATATATACATATGGCAAATCATAAAAAACCTAAAAAAACTAGACAGGGTATTAGTAAGAACTCTAAAGGGCATAAAAAATATAGAGGGCAGGGAGGCCCCGTAAAACGGAGAAAGAAGTAGTTTTCTACGTAAAAGATATAAATATTGTTATGGTGAAGGCTATAACAATATTTTTTTGTGTATTAAGTACAAGCCTATTAGCTAAAGACTATAGTAAAGAGATAGATACTATTATAGCTAAAGACTTGATGAGTAAGAAGGTTGAAATGCCTATGGTTGCATCTAGCTTTGTATTTGTACGAAGATCATATCTAGATATAGTAGGTAGAATACCAACATATAAAGAGACAATATCGTTTCTCAAAAAACCTGATAGAGCGAAGTTAATTGAAGATTTGCAAAACTCTCAAGGGTATACTGAGAATATGTTTAATTTTTATGCAGATCTACTTAGAATTAAACGTAAGCTATCTAATAATGTAGATGGTGATACGTATATTTCATGGGTTAAAGATGAGATAAAGAATAATACTCCATACGATCAATTTATTAGTAAGATACTTACTGCTGAGGGTAACATCTGGAGTAATCCCGAAGTAGGATATTTCCTAAGGGATGAAGGTATGCTACTCGATAATGTAAGCAATACCTTCCAAGCTTTTGCAGGAATGAATATAAACTGCGCTCAGTGTCATGACCATCCTTTCGATGACTGGACTCAAATGGATTATTATAATATGACTGCTTTCTTTACTCAATTAAATTCAAGAGGTAATAAAGATGGTAGAAAGCAGTTTCAAAGACTTAAAAAAGAAGCAGAAGAATTAGACAAGTCAGGTAAACAAAAAGGTGCTATAAATAGAATAGGTCAATTTTACAGACATGGATATCAATATACCATAGTTGAAGATAAGAATAAGCAACTTAAACTACCTCATGATTATAAGTATAGAGATGGTGACCCAGGAGAAGTTGTAAAAGCAGAAACTGCATTAGGTGATAGAGTAAAAGAAAAACGTAAAAGGGAAGGATTAAGAAGTAGTTTTGCTGTATGGTTAACAAGTGATAGTCATCCTACTTTTGCAGCTAACATAGTAAATCGTTTATGGGATAGAGCATTTGGATTTCCTCTTATTGGTAATTTAAATGAAGTCGCTTTATTTGATGAATTAAAAGAAAGTCGTAACTCTAGATTAACTGAATATTTAGTTAGAGTAATGAAAGAGGTTGATTATGACGTTAAAAAGTTTAACTCTATTCTTTACAATACTAAGTTCTATCAAGCTAAAATTGATACAGAAGGTAAATTCAAAGGTCCTGTATCGAGAAGAATGACAAGTGCTCAGCTTTGGGATTCAATAGTTACACTGTATCAAGGTGATCCAGATAAGTGGCAACCAGTGGATAAAAAGCAAGAATATATAAGTTTGTTTTCAGGTTTAGAATCTATAACAGCTGAAGAAGCTCTTAAAAAATGGGATAAGTATGGTAAGATAAAAGGTAGTTATTATAACGGTGCTCCTAAAATTAAAGGTCAATTAGTAATAAGATCATCCCAAATCTTTGAAGGTAAACATTCAAACTTTATGAGAGAGTTTGGTAGATCCGATAGAGAGTTAATTGAAACTGGTAACGAACAACCTAACATAACTCAAATATTAAATCTTATGAACGGTAACGTTACTAAAGCATTGCAAGATACTAATGGTTATGTGGCTAAACAGGCTAAGGATTTAGATAGAAATCAAGGTATGAATGTAATATTTTTCTCGTATATAGGAAGAGCTCCTAATGATAAAGAAAGAGAAATATTTAAAGACTCATCATTTGAAGATATTGTATGGGTACTAATTAACTCTCATGAATTTAAACTAATAAACTAATATGAAAAGAAGACATTTTATAAATACACTCGCTGCATCTACTTATGGTTTAAAAACGTTAGATGCAAAAGAAGCGCCTATAGCATCAAAAGCCAAAAATGTAATTTACATCTGCCTAGACGGTGGTATGAGTCATATTGATACTTTCGATCCTAAAGATAATAAAGAGATAATGGGTGATACTACTAAGATTAGTACTAATGTAAGTGGTATAGAGATAGGTAATAGATTACCAAAGCTATCAGAAGTAGTAGATAAAATGTCTATAATTCGATCTACTACATCAAAGACAGGTGCTCATGAACAAGCTCAATATTTAAACAGAACATCTTATAGACAAATAGGTTCAATAGTACATCCAAGTCTAGGATCATGGATCGCTCATTTACAAGAAAGAGAAAGAGATATACCAGATTATGTTTTAATATCTGGTTCATCAGCTCACCCTAATTCAGGTTTCCTACCAAAGGTGAAGTCTCCTCTACCTATAGTCGATCCTCAGGGAGGTTTAAGAAATAGTAAAGTAGATAGCAAATTAGAAGAGCGTATGCGTATACTAAGGGAGCTTAATAGCAGCTTAAAGGCTCCGTTAGCGTCAGAGTATAATCAGTTCTATGATAACACTGTTAGATTTCTAAAGTCTAAAGATTTAGAGTTGTTCGATTTAACTAAAGAAAGTTCTGATATTAGAGCTAAGTATGGAGATACAAAACTAGGTCAAGGTTGTTTATTAGCTAAAAGACTCATTAAGGGCGATATAAAATTTATAGAGATTAATAATGGGGGATGGGATACGCATGTTGATAACTTTACTAAGTTAGATAATAAGCTTAAAGAGGTAGATGATGCGTTAAGTGCTTTAGTTTTAGATTTAGATAGTGAAGGCTTATTAGATTCTACTCTTATAGCATTAGTAACAGAATTTGGTAGAACGCCTAATATAAATGTTAATGAAGGTAGAGATCATCACCCTCAATGTTATTCAACTGTTCTTATAGGAGCAGGAGTTAAAGGCGGTTATATTGCTGGAGAAACTAATAAGACTGCTTCTAAAGTAACTAAAGACCCTTATACTATATCTGATATAAACGCTACTATAGCTCATTTATTAGGTATAAAAACCGAAGAAGAAAAAATCTCACCTAATGGGCGTCCATTTAAAGTTGCTAATAAAGGTAATATTATAAAAGATATTATCAGCTAATATGAAGAAAGGTACAACGCTAATTGAAAATGTAACAGTAATTTTATTTATTGTTATTCTAATTTCCATTTTTGTACCTTCTGCAAGAGAAGTCTATAATATATTTCAACGTATGCTAACTAATGAGAAGTTATATAGTGATAAAGCTGATGGCCCGGAAGGTAGTATGAAAAGAGAGAGTGATGGCTTCTTCTATTTCTATCAAGAGACTGGAAAAAAACTTAAAAATTAATACTTAATATATGGGGGATATAATTAACGAAGGGGCATATCTCCCTTACCCTACTTCTACATTAAGTCCTAAAATAATACCTAACGACCTATCTACTTTTAAGTCAAGAGGTATAAGTCAAGTTGAGAGGGAGCTACAACAAAAATTAGTAGAAATAAGAGAAGAGTATATTGAAGTAGTGGATCACTACAACTGGAATAAGTTAGTATACGAATCAGAGATTAACTTTGAACCAGTTATAGGTAACATATACCATCTCTATAACTTAAGAGGTAAAAATACTCTATCAATGATAGGTCCAGAAGAGTGCTTCTTTAGTGATTCTCATTTAGCAACATTTAAGTTAAATGTCGATAAGCAATGGGACTTAGTTGTAGCTACTATAAGTGCGCGAGAATTATTTACATAAAAAAGCGCTCCTGTTTCCAGGAGCGCTAAAGAGGGTTAAGTTAATTTAAAACTTAAACGATACACCAAGAACAAGCTCGGTATTATCATTTTCTTCTTCGAAGTCATAACCTAGAGTATACTGCGCGAAGATAGCTTTATCATCAGCAACTGGATAGGCAAGGCCAACACCAACACGAACATCAAAAGCTACGTCCTCTGTATCAACCCAATTAAGGCCAACACCTCCTACAGCGGAGACAGTAGTTCCAAGAACTTCAGCTACATCGTATCCAAGGTTAAGGTCTAGAAGTAAATCATCTCCATTCCAACCAATACGAGGGTTAAGGTTAGCTTCTACGCCGGCAAGGGCAATAGGAGCAGTTGTACCGACAGCAAGTGCAGTATCACGATCACCGCTGATCGTGCTGACACTCCAGTCAGTGAATTCAACACCTGCAACAGTTGCTGCTGAGACAGATCCGACAGACGCTACAAGAGCCATGGCCATTGTAGCTAGTAGTGTAGTTACTTTTTTCATACGTATATTTATTATACCATGAGTAAAACTAATTGCAAGTATTAATATAAATAATTCTACGAGGCCTATTAACTTTAGTCTGGTATAACGTAACTATTATCCGGCTCAGGATTAACGGGGGGATTAGTAATTACGGTATCGACTTGAGAAGCAAAAACCTTATTCCATAATCCTGATGATGGTGACATTAAAGTTAATAATTCTGCTCTCGTCCAGGATCCCTCAGCCTTAGGAGTAAAGTCACTACTTAGCCCTGTTACCCAGCTAGAATCAATTGTTGTATTAAATTCCGATTGATAAAAATCAGCATTGCCTGAAGTACCATTTGTATAGGTCATACCTAGATCCCATTGTACAACCTTACCACCACTTAAATAAGGTACTGCTTGAGTAAATTCATGGGTAATTGCCATAATCTTATTTATTACTATTTAGCTAATATACCAGCATTTCTTTCCATTCTCTTTACTACTCCATCTCTACCTTTATTTTTTCTTTTAATGTACTCTTTATGATTTAAATATTCATTAGCTGCTGCCTCATTTTCTCCTTTCTTTAATAGATCAACCCACTTCATACTACCTTTAAGATCACCCCTGTAACTAATATCTAATAGTACTGCTGCTTGATCATCTGTTAACGTATTGAATGTATCTCCAAATATACCTTGTACACGATCTAAATGATAGTTTAGTCTCTTACTAAAAAGCTTTTCTGCAAATTGCGGAGATATAGAACTACCGTATTTGCTAATCCATTTATCTTTAGCTTTACGTGAACCGTCGCCAATCTTATGACCTATACCAATAGTATATACTCCAATATCATCTGTATAAGGTTTTAAAAATTTTTTATTTCTAGAATCATTTATATCTGTACCATAAATTTCAGAAGGTTTAATTAGATCACTAGCCAAGTTCTTAATAAGAGAATCAGAATTTATCTTTCTAGAAGGTCTGTCAGGAGGAGTATCCTGAGTAGTATATTGTTTAATATAGTCATCTGCTACCGTATGAAATTCAGATGAAGCAGGTATCTTATCTTCTACCTTATTGATAGCTTGTATCTTTTGCTCTATAGGTTCAGGTCTATCATCTAAAAAGCTCTTAAGCTTATCTGCAGAATACGGAGCTGTACCTATGGCTAGCAGCCCTAAAGCTATTTCCTTCATACCCTCGTCAAATTGTTGAGTCACGTATATATTTATTGTAAAGATGTTACTATTGGTGGAGGTGAGGGGGATCGAACCCCTGTCCATTAAGTTATCATTATAACCTTCTACATACTTAGATATATTCTATTTTAAGGATATACGGTTATATCAACCATCCTACATTTCTTTTAATTATGTAATGCTCTAATTTAGCTGTTTATTACGTCAATCGCTATATTAACAACTCATTGTTATACCCAAACACTTTAATGAGAATCCATGCTTGTTTATTATGCGGTGAGAAGGGCCTCTTCTTGAACCAAGAACGCGTCTGGGTTGTTGAAGATTGCTTCTGCTTCCGCAAGAAGGTCTGCTTCTTCTTGTTCTGCAGTTATAAAAAAATCGGCTTTTAACGTGGCCAACCGATCAACCACGATATGCGAGCTACGAATCCTTCATAATGTCGAATCCATGGCACCCCCAAAATTTATTTCTTAGCTGGCTTCTTACCTGGCTTCTTACCTTTTGGTTCCTTACCTTTACCTTTACCTTTACCTTTTGGTCCCTTGCCTTTACTATCAGACTTTGGTCCGCCTTTACGCCTTTTCATAGCTTCTGCTACAGCTTTACGCTCTTTTTCATCAAGCTTACCGTCTTTATTTTTATCAAATTTCTCTAATATCATTTTCTTTCTAGCAGCCGCAGCAACCTTACGCTCAGCTTCATCAAGCTTACCGTCCTTATTTTTATCGAATTTTTCAATCCACTGCTTAATACCAGGCTTGCTCCGGTCCTTACGTCCTTCTTCTTTTTCTGGTGTACCACTTGCTGTTGCAAGTCCTAATGTGATTGCAAATAATGCGACTAATTTAGTTTTCATATATATACTTATTATAAGGTCTTATTTTAGATAATCTACTTAAAAACTGGATCTAATAGGAGATCCACAAATCTCTTAATGCTCTTATATACTTTTGACTTAGTTGTGAACCCCCACCTCTTAGGTGCTTCTACTCTAATAAAAGATCTAAAATCAGTACCCATTTCTGATTGCCGAGCATACCAATCACATACCATCTCTGCTAATTGCGCATCATTCATAGCACTTATACCATCTACATGATATTCAGGATGGTGATCATTAGTCTGTTGGTGCTGATGTATAGCTAACTTTAAAGCCTGCTTTTCACCGTCTCTATGTAACGTATCCCATTCAATACCCTGATACTTAGATATGTCGTGATTACTACAACGCTGTACTAACCGTCTAGCTAGATCAAGATCGTTTTCTGTCTCGGCATTATCTATTAATCTTGTAGCTAGTTTAAGAGCAGCTGATCTTACAGCTTGTGTATGCTCCCATACAGATAAGAGTCGACGACGATAATCCTCTCTAATTTCAAGGGGGAGGGTAGACGGTCCTTCATTTTGATCCTTATCCATAACATTAGTTTATGATACCTCCTCTTAAGTTATTAGTATAGTTTGGATTTATCATACACTAATATTTATTCTACCCTTTAGTTCAAGCTAATGTAAAGTTTTAAATTATTAACTATAACCATGGAGGTGTTCTAGGAGCTTCATCCTCACTGATGTAATTACCATCCTCATCTACTTCAGGTATACCATCAATTATAAGTTCACGCGTTATATTTATACCGTATATAGATATACCAATAATAAAAATTATTACAACAATTAACATACAAGCAACGAAGCTCAAAGGTACTATAAATAAACATGGTATAAGTAGTATACTTGAAACTATAGATCTCTTTATAATATTAATCTTATTAGGTATAAACATTGCACCGAAAGTAGCAGCAAACAGAATAGCTGTCATTACCCATACTAAAATACTAATAACAATGATTACATTAAGCATACTATATTATAGTATATTATGTTGATATATCAATAGGCGGTTGAAATTTACTTAAAGATTCTATAGGGTTAAATCGATCACAGCATTCGTTTATAATTTCATATGCTTTTTTCTTCCCATACCAGTCTCCAACTTTAACATAGCTATTGTTTAGATCTTTATAATGCTTAAAAAAATAAGATGCTATTTTTATAAACATTGGATCTATATCTTTTATCGATCTATAATTCCTTACATGCGATATAGGTGTTCCTAATATTTTCCAATCTTGGCCTCCACTATCTTTCATATCCAACACTCCAATAATATTACATTCAACTAAGGTACCTCTATCTATAGGAGTATCATTATAAATCAATATGTCTAAAGGATCACCATCCTCAGCTAAAGTAGAAGGAACAAATCCATAGGAACAAGGATATTTCATAGAGCTAGGTAAGCATCTATCTAATTTAAATGTATCTAGTTCTGGAACATATTCATACTTAGCAGAGGTACCTTTAGGTATTTCTACTATAGCGTTTATAGTTCTTGGAGAGCTTTCATGAGTATAAATAAGTTCTAAGTTTCTACGCTTGGAACTTTCAAATAATTGACGCGTTATATTAGATAGATCCTTTTTATTCACTATTATATTTAGTGATCAATTAAACCAAGGCCAGGTCAGTCTATACCCTTTCACCTTTTTCTGGAGGTGGTATCTCCATACCTTGTGGATCACCTAGTACTTGTTTCTTAATCTGTTCAGGATCTTTACCTGACATAGTACGTACTTGGAATGGTGATTGTGGAGATATAGGAACAGCATTAGCATGCGTTAAATGTACATCATCCTGAGCTATAATAACGCCAGGAGGTGTTTGTTGTGGTGCAACCGGGGAATGATGTCCATTACCTATTTTAACTTTACTAGCTGTATGTGCACCTATATTACCTCCAACATATATACCAAACACCCACTTCATCATATCAGCCCAACCTGCGAAGTCCGTATCACCTGTAAAAACAAAAGCAGTAGCTGCTATAAAAAGAGCTAAACCTGCTATAAATTTTCTTGATTTCATTTAACCAAATGCTGTTTTATCCTCAGCTTCAAACTCTGATGCACTAGTACCTCCACCTTGCTTAATATCTACATCATCCTCTTCTTCTTTATCATCCTCTTCAGCATCCTCTATAGGTGTCTCACCTCCAAGGGTACCTAACTGTTCATCTAAATTGTTAAGCTCGAGTCTTAATTGATCTATATCAATTGGTCTACCCTCTTCCAGAGCAGATACCTTTAGAGCTAACCTCGCAAACTGATCAGAAAGTGACTCTTCTGCATCTTCTTCTTTATCCTCTTTGGAATCTTCATAATCAAGCTGAGCTAAACCAGAAGGACCTCCTCCTTTTACTCTACCTTTATCGTCGAAGAGACTAAATCTTTCACCATCTTCAGCAGCAATTAAATCTTCTAGTTCATTATCTTCTGAATTCTCTAGCTTATCTATACGCTTCTTTAAACTCTTTCTGCTCTCTCTTTTATAAGGACCACCTTCTGTAGCACCTCTAGCAGCTGCCTTAGCAATGTTAATACCACTCTTAAGAGTTTCAGCACCTACACGGTTGGCAATCTTAGCACCACGTCTCGCTACACCTATTAAAGGTTTAGCTTTAAACACTGTACCATCTTTCCAATCTTTACCAATATCAAGCATTCCGCTAACTTTATCAGCTACTTTATCTATTACACCTTCACCATCTTCTACTGCATTTATTTGATCTGAATAAAGAACATGATCTCCTCCGTCATCATCTGTACCCATATAAACAGTTTTACCATCTCTATCCGTATCTACATCATCTATATAAACAACTGTCCCGTTATTAGTTGTTACAAATGAACCTACTTTAATCTCACCATCTTCGTTAGGGTTAACATAAGTAGGATCAGATCTAAATTTAGGACCTCCACGTCCATCTGAATCAGCATCACCAGACCGCAGCCTACCAGCTGAATCATAATGTTTTCCACTTGGGGCTTCTTTAGCCTCGTAAAGAGAAGCATATGCTTCTTCTAAAAGCTGCTTTTCTTTAGCGTTCTTATTCATTTGATTACTACTGAATTTGTGGTGCAACTTGTACTGGAGCTGGTGCACCATGTGGTACTGTCTCTTCAGCATCTTCTCCACCGTATAACTTAGCAAGCGCATCACGAGCTTCTGGCTTTAAATTACCATCATCTGTAGTAGCATGCTTAAGAAGGTCAGCATCAGACAGATCTCCTGTCTTGTTATGATCTTCAGCGGCCTCTTCAGGGCTGTTATAACCATCTTCATGAGCTAAAGCATTAGCAGCATGATCTGCATTACCAGTAGATTGAATACTCATAGTATGGCCAATAGAGCCATATGCCTCAGAGAGCATATCCAAATCGTTCTTAAAACTATTGTGTTGTTTCATAATATTATTTAATCGTTATAGTTACATTTTATACTATTTCCGATCGAAGATCACCCGGCAAAAAATTCTTTTTGCATAACGCATAAAACTACTAGGATAATGCATTGTACTATCTAAATAGTTATATGGCAGATAAAGAGAGTAAGTATGAAGATAATGTCCCGGGTACGTACTATGTTGATGAGGAATGTATAGATTGTGATGCATGTAGAGAAATTGCACCAGATAACTTTACCCGTAATGAAGATGAAGGTTATTCGTTTGTCTATAAGCAGCCTAAAACACAGGAAGAAGAAGAACTGTGTGCTGAAGCTCTAGAAGGTTGTCCGGTAGAAGCTATCGGAAATGACGGTTAGTCCTGATCTTCTGATTCTTCTTTAGTAGTAACTACTATAGGATAAGAATGTAGAGTGTAGAAGCTATACATCGATTACTGTCTCTGATTGTCCCCCTAACTTAGCAAAGGCGGCAACTAGGTCATCATACCTGTCTGAACTATCATCTAAAAGATATTCTGCTGTTAATGGTGTATTGTGATATTCTTCTACTGCCTTATCGTACTCTTTCTCTATCATGCGCAAACCTCTAATATAGGGGTGATCACTCAGAAACTCATCTAGCTTATCTATCTTACCTTGTAACTCCTGATGAAACTCATCATCACCAGCTCTACGTGCTTTAATACGATCAAGACCTAATCTAGCTTTCTGACTTCTAGCCTTACTATAACCCTCGTAATCGTTCTCTTTTTGAAAGTCTTCTTTCTCGTATTCTCTTTCTGCCGGTCTCTTCTTACCTATATCTCTGTTTACAAACCGTGTTAGCTTATTAACAAAGTCTGTAGCGTCTCTATCACTACCTTCCCTCTGACCACCAATACCATACTTGTTACCCATATATAGATTCATATATGAACTATCATCTAAGATCTGTTTAATAGTCCTACCTTCTAACGATCTTAGAAAGTCCTCTAAGTTACCACCACTAGGTACCAGAGCCTTAGTTTTATCTTCTATGTATACGTTAAAAGACTTCATTTAATTATTATTTATCATTTTACCAAGGAACTGCTGAAATTCCTTTTGTTGGTGTAGCATGCTTTAAATCAATAGCATTCTTTAAACTAGTTATACGCGCAGGATAATTTCCGTCACCAGTCTCCATAAACTTAAACACTAACGCTTCAGTAAGAGCATCGTATGCCGTAAAGGAACTTAAAGTAGGAGCTTTAATAGTTGTTATATTACTTCCATATACTACAGATGATGCATCAACTCCGGCTGCAGTATCATACCCGCTTAAGTTATAATTTACAGCAACAACAACATTAGTTAAACCAGATAATGCATATTGAACTTCGAGAGAATTTATAGTAGTTTCAATTTTGTAAGCCATATGTTTATTTATTCTACTGTGCGCTAATATAAAGAGTATCGCGCGCGAACTAAAAATTTTTTGAGCACATGTGCCTCTACCTTTTTTGGAACTCTGTCTCTATATAACCAATCTCGAACGCTGACGGTCTCTCGAGGGGGGTCTCTCAGAGGAGCGGGGTTGTGAGATGGAAGCCTCTCTCGCTCAGTTACCCGAAACGAGAGAGGCTTTTGTTATGCCGATGAGAAAGTTATATTAGATCTTCTTCCATACTGCCCTTGCACCCCTGCCGTACTTCTTGAGCTTCTTATCTGTTTCTAAAGCCTTAAGCACTACGTACGTCTGGCCTTTAGTTAAGTTGAAGGTAGACATCACTCGCTGTTCGGTAATGTTAGGTGGGTCCATCTTGAGGATATTATTCTTAAGCTCAGCCTTCCTATCCTTCTTGGACTTAATCTTCTTACCGCTAGTAACCTTCTTGCCGATATCGAATCCTCTATGGCCTAGGAGGGCTTGGACGTCAAGCGCCTGACCGAATCGGTTCTTCGATACTGAGATGATCCTAGTCGTATCATCGTCGGACTCCATGTCATGGCTAATCATCATGTTGACATCCACACTATGCGGTACGAGGGTCGAGCCCTTCAACTGGCCAGCTTTAGTAAGGTGCATGATGAAGATCAACACACACTCGGTCTCCTTAGCTTTGTTACAGAGAGTACTGATGGCGTACTGCTCCAGCTGCCTACTATTCATCTTAGTCTTAGTAGTCAGGGCCTGGAACGAATCGACAACCATGATATCGTTCTTCTCCATCTCCTTAGCGATCGTATCGATATCGGTAACGTTAGCGATCTTCACACCCTTAACGTTAAGCCGTTTACAAGTAAAGGCGAGCTGGAAGCAATTCTCCTCCCCGGACGCATACGATGTATCATAACCAGCCTGTGAGAGGTGCTCAAGAAGCTGTAATGCAAATGTGGTCTTCCCGCAACCTGCTTGGGCGGTTAGAGTAATCGCTGCGCCGGGAAGGAGACCTTCGCCGAAGAGTTTATCGAAGTCCTGTACTCCGGACTTCATCCTATTAAAAAAGATCTCTGGGATCTCGATCTTACCTACTGCGGTAAAATCCGTCTGGTCAATTCCTAATTTCATCTGCATAACAATATTATAGTATAGTTCCAATTAGAGCCAATCCTTACATCTTGCTTCTTCGTGCGTCTTAAGGGCTTGCTTTAGACGTTCGTTAACGACCCGTAGATCGGGATCATTATTAGTATATCCAACGAGCCACATAAGATCGTCTCTTAGTAATGTAGCGGCTGAGCGCTCCTCTGTAAGTTTCTCAAAGTCTGTTTTCGGCATACTCTTATTATAGGCTAGTTCCTTATTAGCCCGGCCTGCTGTAAATCGATTATGATCTCTACAGTATGAATTATTGTATTCAACACTAGTAGTGCGATTATAATTTTAGTACTTGTTCGCATATGTTCCTTTACCACTTACTGCTGATGTATGTTACTACGTAGAAGACAACTAATAGTATTAGACAGCCAAACACTACGGTCTCTAAGAGTTCACGATCGTCGTTCTTCATTATGATTATTATAATATAGTTCCTTTTGGTACACTAGCTAGATCCACCGTAGAGTGAGAGGTTTAGATAGGTCGATTATCACTAGTTATTTAAACATGTGGAGTGGACATGTCGATCTGATCGACCTATTGAGAATAGTTACTCGTGTCAGTGTCGTCTTTAATAACTACATCTTCTGATGCTGGTACCGTAATAGTGATAGTATCTCCTATTGTGATCGTCTTAGTACCGGCTTTTTCATTAAGTCTCTTTACTTGAGACCATTGCTTCCATGCATTTTCCCAATCATTTACTTCAGAATAATTTCTATTT